GTGTCCCATCCATCCCGCCATTCCCCACACATGAACGAAATCATCAGGATCAATGGACTGAGCAAGACACCGCACAAAAATACGGGGACGAAGGCCAGGATCAATTTGATCCATAATATAAGGCAGGCTCTCGATGCCGGGCTGAAACATGTCTTCAAAGTAGACCACATCTTCATGGTTGAGTTCTCCTGCTTTCATCATGCGGATCAAGTTCATCAGCTGGCTCATACCAAAGTATGTGCGTCCATGTGCATCCAGCACCTGTCCTGTGACGATGGCTTGGTCATTGCTGAGCGTTTCGCCGGGCACCACTACATAGTCAAGCCCACGGCGATCAAATACCGCAGTGTTCCAGTCTTGCAGTTGCAGGGTATACCGAGCCTTGTATGGCTCTAATCCCATGTAGTACAGTTTCCTCATGTGCGATATCCTGCTAGACGGCGGGTGTCCTCGTCCCACATGTTCTTGGCCGGTTTGCCTTGACTATGTTTGTTGAATTGTTGGAATGCATAACTGCGGAAGTTATACAAGTCCGCCTCGTTGAATTTGTAACCATAATCCACGCAGAACTCGCGGTACTGGTCCAGATCGTCCAGTGCTTGTTCTGTGCGGGGATTATGTTTAATGATAGGCTTGGCCATAGTTTCCTCTTAGAGTTTGATTGATAAAGCAGGTTGAGTGAGATTGTATTGTATCAAGGCGCCGTTTTCACCATCCTCAGCAACCTCGATCCAGATAGTACGGTCAGGGTATCTTGCGGCAATCTGATCATACAGATCATCCGCCATCATTTCACAACTTTTGTAGTCTAGACTTAGAGTGCTATCACGATACAGATTCTCGAGCCATCTCTTGAACTGAATGAACTCGATGTCTCGGTCATTGTGCCACACATCGATCCACACCCGGAAATGAAACATGTGACGGTGAGCACTAGCAAGGAACGATACATCATATTCATCTCCAGTGGCCAACTGCGGATCTGTGGCAGCGGCTGGATATTTATGGATACCTTCTTTGCGGAATGTGACCCAGATCTTGCGATCTGCTTTTTCACGCACAGTAATTCGTTGTTCTGCTAGTATTTGTTCTCTTTGATTCATAGTGTTTCATCCCGGGTATATTTAGACCAGCCAGTAAAGTGATCCCAATTTTGTAAGTCATGTATGCTGTGGCACCAAACGCCTGGATTGGTGGCATCAAAGTCTTTGTCGTCCAGTTTGAGTGTGGCGTTGTAGCCCAGTTGTCGGATGTAAGGCATCTTGACTGAGATCATTGGAATGAAGTTACGATATTCACACAATCCTGATTCCAGCAGTCCTTCTACGCATCGGACATCTATGTCCAGTGTGCATAGATAGTCGCGATCAAGAAAGCCTCGTATCATATCTTCCCAAGGTTTCCATGCAGCAGCATCATTCGTATCTGGATTGGGAAAACTCTGATTGGCACCAAAGTAGATATGACCCCGCCCATTCAAGTGATGCCCAATCCATTCCTGTTCTTGAATACCAACCACAAACAATGTGGGCATTCCAAACGCCGGTGTGTGTTCTACTTCAGTTCCGTAAAAGAACTTGACATCTTCATGACCTTCGCGGTTCATACTTGATCCTGTTCAAGTTGTTGTAATGCTTCAGAGTTTAACAGATCTTCGGGGTCGGTGTCAACCTCTATCACATCGAACAATGCCGAAAACTGTGTATTGGCATTCATGGTCTTCTTGCCTTTGAATCCGCGTGTGCCAATGATGTCCATCCAGTATCTGCTGTATGATTCGATGATGGCTTCAGACTCAGCACGATCCGATGTGGCAAATATGGCTTCTACGATGTGATCAAATCGAGTATGGTCACCTTTTTCGTTCCACATCATGTGTGGCCATGAACCTGAATCAAATGTTCTGTTGGCTCGTTGCACCGATTCCAGATGCATCCAAACATTGTGCCCCATCAACAATGCATATGAGAATGAGTCCCATGATGTCTTGCCTTCTTTGCCAATCTTGTTTAGATCGCCGGGCCGGTAGATACAGATGTCCTTCATGGTGAACAGTTTACTAAGTGGACTCTCATCAAAGTGATTGACCAATCCATCTGCGATCACAGCCTGTCCATAAGGTCGTGTGTCTGTGCTGTATTTCTTGTCATCCGCGATAGGGCTCATCCTATAGCACCACTTGTCGTTGTGCGGCAAGTCAATGTGATGATATACCTGGCCATTGGCAGTGGCAAGGAATGGGCTGGCACAATCAAAGGAGATAGTGAAATCTGGATTGACATATTTCCTAACAGCCCTTTGAATCACGGTGAGTAGCACAGCCCATTCCAACTTTGATGTGCCCAAGAAGTGCATCCAATCATGCACACCCTGTTGCAACAGATTGTCATGTCTCAACGCCACTAAACGCTTGAGCACAAGATGCACATCGCACATGTTCTGACCGCCCATGGCCCAACCATCAAAGTGCTTGCCCGGGTATTGGGTTGGATCACAGTAGTGCTTCATGGTCTGATACCATTGCTCTGCTGAGGTGTGATTATCGCCTTGTAGAACATTCAAGAACTTGGCACCACCGTTTTCTTTGCCTTTACGGTTTGCCATGAAGTATTCATTGTTGAACTTGGTGGCATCCACTGCTTCTTGCAGTGTGGTAATCTGGCATGCGGCACTGGCCTTCTTGTCATGGATCACCCAGGTTGGGATATCCAAGATCATGCCATAGTCACTGAGTGTGTCCAACCATGTGAAGATGGCGGCTCGCTTCTTTTGTGCTTTGGCACAACCTGAATTAGCCCGCCAGTCGCCCTCCCACAAGCCCTTGGCGATCTGGAATCCACCAGAGTCGCCCAAGATGAAACTACCCGGTTCTCTGTTGCGAACCATGTCCTCTGACCAGTCCTGCTTGTTGAGATCCAAGTTGGCATGCCCGCCTGAATACAGACTCCACCGATATGGAAACAATGCTTTTTGGCTGTTGAGCCAGTTCATCTGCTCCATGTCTGTGAGTCCTGCAGGCATTCTGGCAGGATCCACATACGGTTCATTGCGTTGCTTGCCTATGAACGTGGCGTAGAATCCCGAAATGGCCGGCAGGAACACAGCATAGTCGTTCTGCTTGGCTGTGAGGTTGTCTTGTTCAATCACTTGGTTTGTGCAGGTAAGATGTAGTTGTAAACAGCCATACCTGAATCCACAGTGATCTGCATACAGCCGTCATCACTGATCTTCATGGTCTTGTCACCAGTAAGACTCAAGATGCTCATGACCTGTGCCACGGGCCAGGACCATGAATGTTTCAGGGTGCCGGTGACGTCGGGTTGGAACACAAAGTTACCGCTGTGTGTGCTGTGGTCACCAAAGAAGAACTTCAAGTTTTTGCTTTCTGTCTTGACCTGGAAGTTCTGTTCTTCTGAGTTGGCCTGTGCCTGCATCTTCAGGCGTTGGATAGCAGCCACTGTGGGTTCAAAAGTAATGTGCCAGTTCACACCTTTGAACTTCAGAGTCTTGAGTTTTTCGTTCACGATCTCCGACGCCATAAACCGGTAGTTGTTGCGGAAGTCGCCTGCTTTGTTTTCAAAGGTGATACCATCTGGTTCGCCTGTAGTGCGCTTGGTGATTGCCAGTTTGGCATCTTCACGATATTCCTGCAAGTTGATCAGGGTCTTGAGTTTGCCAAGATTAGGCATGCCGAATGTGCCGATGAAGTCAGCCACAGGATTTGCGAACTGTGCTTCGAGTATGACTGATTTGTCCTCGGCAACACCGTTCACTGTGGTGTCAGCAGTAGTGCCGGTTATTTTAATCAAGTCAATACAGCCAAGATCATAAGTGTGTTGTACTAGGTCTAAGAGATGGTCTTTCATTTGTTTTTCCTTTGGTTAAATAGTAGTCGAAGATATTCTTCGGAATAATTCTTTGATTCGACATATGCAGATATAGTTCTACGAACTTTTTTGATGTTGAATTCACGCTTTGTCTTATCCTCACTGATATCAACATTCAAAACTCGGGCTAATTCGATCAACATATCTAAGTCCAGTTCATTATAGAGTTCTTTTATGGATTTGTCAACAACTTCTGGCACGGGGTTGACCTTTCGGTAAACTCCGGCCAATGCCTGTGCTCCACGAATACTGTCAAGGTCGCCCGGCTTGCGTAGTTCTAACCAACTAGTTCCTGCATCATCATTGTAATCGTATATGATTTTGTACCCTAATTTTCTCAAGTGTTCTCGAACCAGTCGTCCAGGAGTATAACAACAAAAATGATGTTCGGTTAGACCCACAGCTCTCCATTGATCGCAGTCATTGAAACTGAACAAGAAACTACCACCGGGACGAAGCAATGCAAATATTTCATCTAGGTATTGCTGGAGCACTTCCCATGGCTTGAATTCAAAGTATCTGAACGCATACACAAACCCAAACTGTTCCTGAGGAAGATTCCAAAAGATCTGGTTATTGGTGTATTCTTCAATCACATAGTATCGTAATCTGCGTTGATATTCTGTGGTGAACAGTGATCTCATGGGATCCAACAGGTCTTGATCAGTGTCCACTAGATACAGTGGATCCAATGCCACTAGACTTTCTAAACCAGGAGCATGTGCTGGACGAAGCACCATGCCCGGATATCGCCAATCAGTGTATGTGATCAATCTATCAACCAAAAGGTTTTTAGTTTCTGGATCTATAGATCTAGTTCGACTCAAGATATAAGCAGGCGTATCGCTACGCATACCTTGCTGATAGTTGTCTGTGCTGGCAGCGAAGTATGCAGGCTCATTGTGCTCCACTAGTTGTTGCACATCGTCGCATAATCGTGCTAAATCTTGTTGATAGTCCCGCAAGGATGTTTCTAAATCCTCTTGTATGGATATGAGCCTGGCAGCATGTTCGTCAACCTGTACTTCACTGTGTTGTACTGTGTGAGTGATCTTTGTGACCTCACTCAGAGCCGCAGCAGCCGCCTTGTACACGCTGAGAGTATCCAAGTGATTTAGATATCTTACTATATCGCTGAGCTTCATTCGAAAGAAAATAAACTAGTGAATGTGTTTGCTGTGTTGGTACTGGATTTCAAATCCCAACCCAACACACCCAAGAGATTGTCAATCTTCTGATCAACTACAGTGGCTTCCATTCCGCCATCATCAAACGGCAAGTCCTTGAACCATTGCGGCAAGTGCATCTCATCTGTGGGATAACCGATTGATGTCCACCCCAGAGCATTGCCTTTGAGTTTGCATACGATGGTCTTCATACCATCCACGATCTGCATGGAGTAGTTGTCGGAGTTCATTCTACGCAAGGTGTTCCAGTTCAGTGCTGCTCTCACATGTCCGGGCATGTTGGCTTTGCCTTCGCGTTCTTCCGCTTTGCCGTATTTGGTCAAGTTGTTCACACGCTTGGGACTGCCCTTTTCCCAGCCTGGCCGCTCCATGAATACATATTTGAACTCTCTTATGCGTGCCACGATCTCATCCTTCTGTGTTCCTGTTAGTACCTTATTTAGAATCTCGCTCAGGAACTCTTGAATAATCACAGGCGTGTCACTGCGTTTCAAGTCAAGGCCCATGGCCTTGACCTTGCCCGGCTTGCCATTCACATCCACACGCTTGTTTTCTTTGTCGATGTACAGAACAGCATAACGCTTTTTGGTAATGAACAGGCCAGTTCTGGCCACAATCTCTCTACCACCGCGGATAACTGATCCCATCTCTCTTGGACTGTGGAATGCCTGCTCCATGAAGCCCGGGAATGACTCGTTGACCTGATCTGCTATGGAGTTGTATAGCGCAATGCAAGTCTCCGCGGACCATTCCATGCGACCTTCTGTGACTTCTTTCTCTAGCATGGGCCACGCTGAGAAGTAGCATGAATCTGTGTCACCGTAGATGATTGATTTGCCCACATGATCATATTCGCCAGTGATGCATTCATTTACATATGCATCCATGTGCTTGGCAATACTGCGTCCTACTAGTGTGGTTGATTGTCCAATGCGCTTGTCAAAGAATCTACAGCCTGGATTCAAGATAGCACCATACAAGCTGTTCAAGTTAATCTTCTTGACCAGTTGTCGTTTGTCCCAGTATTCAAACTGCACATCATCTCGGCCTTCGTATTCGCGGGCTTTCTTTTGCATGTCCTTGCGTTCTGCATACCAACGCTTGAGCAAGCCGGGAATCACTGCTTCCTTCTCGTATGTGAAGATGGTACCATTGGCACTCAAGATCCAAGGTTGATTTGAATCAAAGATCATGTGCCATATCTCGGCACCAGAATGCACAGTCTCTGCGCCATCCTGCCAGTCAATGGTGATCTCAGTGCCGCGTTGTTGTTCCATCACGGCAGAGTATTCCAGACTGGCAAACAATCCCTCCCAGGCAGCAGCAAAACTGTCTCCTTGGGCCATCTTGTCCTGGATCAGCCGGTCGGTCATTATGGGCCGAAGTTGACCAACAATGGTTTCTTGCCCCATGTTAAGGGCCCTAATAGCACTGGGATAGAGCGAGTTGATGTCGATACTACCGATCCATTCGTGGATGCCTTTTTTGGGATAAGCAACATAGGCACCTGCGGCTTGCGTGTCTTCATCTGAGAGCCTTTCTTTACGGTTGGGAACTACCATACCACGTTCGTGAGCTTCCACGATGATGGCCTGCTCAGTCACTGCTACTGCACCCATGGTGGTCTGCAATAGCACGGTATTTTCATGTGCCAGTGTGTTGGCCAGACTCAAGAAACGCAGTTTCTTATCCAGCTTGCCTATCAACATGGTGTCCTGGCGATTGTAATCGATAAAGGTCTTGAAGTTCTGATTGTAAAGTTGATCCAAGGTGCCTTCAAAAGCAGTCTTGCGGCCAATCTCTTCGTATTCACCAATGGCATCCAAACTGTAACTGTGCCGCTCTTCGTAGGTGTATTTGCGATACAGTTGCATATAGTCCATATGCACACGCCCTACCAAGTCAAAGGTCTCGTTCTCCGCACCAAAGCGTTCGAACATGCGCTGCTTGGGAAACTGATTCCACAAACACATACGCCGTGTGTCATCTTTGCTCAGTACCCTACAGATGCGATTCACTGTGTAAGGTATGTCGTAGCCTTCCGAGTTCCAGCCAGTGAGGATATCTGCATCTTGAATCAAGTCCAGGAATGATTTCAACATGTCCGCTTCCTTTTCAAACATAAAGCAGTTGGTGAATTCACTGGCGATATCCTGTGCTGTTTCCATGCTCATGTGCCGAGGTGGCACAGCCAAGGTCACAATCTGATCCAACCAGTCCATGTAGATGGAGATGGCAGTGACAGGGTTGAATGGATCACTCACCGGTGAGAATCCTCGTTCAGGGTCAAAATCCACTTCAATGTCAAAGAATGCTGTATGTAGTTTTGGGCCGTCTTGGCCTTTGTAGTTGTCCTCTAGGCAGCGGAAGATGGGATTGATATCACTTTCGTAGATCTTCTTGCTTGAGTGCATACGCACTTCTTTGCGGAACTCCTTGTTGTTCTTGGAAGAAAATCTTGCCACAGGTGTGCCATAGATTGATTGGAACTTGCCTCGGGGGTCGTCGTAGTAGAACACATAGTTGGCGGGATATTCGCGATAGATTCTCTCGCCATCTTTCCTTTCAACCACATGTATGCGATCGTGTGCTCGATCATAAAGTGCGTCAACGTAACTCATTTATCTCCAATTATGGCTGGTCGGCCGTGATTCATGCTCGTTAGGGTGAGCGACTCCACAACTACTTATTTTTATCGCCTTGAAGTAAATATTTTTGATTATAGTCATTGACTACTTTGGTATACAACAGAAGGTCTTGTTGTAGAAAATTTTTTACAAGTTTTTGATAATTAGTATGATATTTTTCTTTAAGTTCTTTGATGTGATCTCTGATCTTAAATTCGGTAGAAACATGTAATCTATCGTGGATGGTGATTTTTAAATCGATCTCTTGTTCCTGAAAAAATAAATTAGTCAGATCGTCGCCATTGAGTTCTTCGGGCGGTTCTGGGAATTGATTCCATTTTGTAATTTTAACATCAAGCGGAATCCAATGTATTGGCAAATGCCACAGTGATCCAAGCATCATGCTCAAACTATAAGTGTGCTCGTCAAACACCCCGCTGACTAACAATTTTTCAATTTTTTCTTCTTGAATGTTGATAGAGTTAGCTAACACATATTGTTCAACACCTCTTGTGTGTCGATGGTGGGGATCAGTGATGTGTCCCCATAATACCATTTCTCTGAGGTTTAGATTATTTTCAAATAGATCAATTTCTCGCCATCCATGCCGTTTTAAAAATTCAGAATAGGTCATGCAACCATTTTTTGCACATTTGAGATACACCCATTGATCTTTAACAAACCCCAACATCTATGTTCCTTGCAACAGCATTCTTGTCAGACCAATGCTGTCAATGCTCACCAGTAGTACATAGTTTGCCAGCATACCAACAGAACCGCGAGTGTAACTGGCCCAGGCATACATACAGCACCCAATGATCCAGATGGGGTAAAGAACGATCAATGGTGGAACTGGTACCGTGAGTGCCATGGTAATAGCACAGCCGATTGAAATTGCCCAAGCCGAGATCTCAATGAGAAAACGTGTGGGATGTGTTTTGTAGTCGTCGTGTATCCAACTAAAAATATCGCCGAGAAACTTGCTCAAAGTGTCTTGCCCACAGTTTCCAGGATGGTTTCTAACTGTTCGTGATCTTGTTTGGCCCGACCAAATTCGGCCTTGTGTGCCAGTTTGATTGCTTTCTTCAGCACAGCAGGTTTGATCTCTAGTTCTTCAGCGATGGCCTTGATGGTATCGTTGAGTCCGGCACTGAGTGTGTCCACTTCATGCATGACCTGCATGCCTTCGTTGATGATCTGTGTGAGTTTGATCTTTTGATCGCCGTTGAATGTTTTCATTGAGTATCTCCAGTAAAAACATAGTATAACAACTGTGCGACACAATCACAAGAGTTTTTGGCTAACTCAACGGTGATTCACGATCCGGGCCATGAGTGCTCTGCGAGCAGCACGGCTTTCGTCTACCTTCTTGGCATCGTTATCAAACTGTTTCTTGGTGGCTTGTACTATACCATGAAAGCGTCGATCACCGCGTTTGAAATCACCCTCTTGATCTGCTTTTTTAGCATCCCGGGCAGCAGCAGTTTTGTATTGACTCAGTTTGTCGGTGCTGAGTTCGTTGATCTGGCCTGCGGCGATCTTGCTCAGATTGTCGCCAGGTTGTACACGATAGGTAGATCCATCAGGCATCTTCAATTTCATTCCGGGCTTGATTGAGTTGGGATTATCACCGATGATGGACTTATTGAGATTGTAGATGGTTTTCCAATCTGTTTTGCTTTTGGCAGTGTCAACTGGGTTGCCCGAGGAACGCATGGCTCCGGCCAAGGCAGCACCGGGTGCATTTTGTTGTGCTGCCCAGGCACGA